CGGTCGATATGGCGGAAATCTTAAACCTCACCAAAAACTTTTACCAGACCGTGTGCCCGGGCAAGTAACCGGGCAGAGGAGCGGATATGCCGAATACAGCACTTGCGGAACAGATCAAAACCATGCTGGAGGAGGTCAAGGGCCAGTTAGAAACCAAAACCGAGGACGGCCAGGTCATCAAACTGCTCGACGTCTTCAAGATGTTCCCGGCGCTCCAGGAGAAATATACCTCCCTGGAAAAGCGCCTGGAGGAGTTCGAGAAGCAGGCTAAAAGCCGCAAATGGGCCACCGGCCTTGCCGGCCTGGAACTGGAAAAGGACAAGTTTTCCCTGTGCCGGGCGTTGTATGCCATGCGCACCAACAACTGGGACAAGGCCCAGTTCGAGGCCGATGTCTTCCGGCAGACCCGGGCCCTGTCCACCGGCGACGATAGTTCCGGCGGCTACCTGGTCCCGGCTCAGGCCATGCCGGAGTTCATCGAAATGTTCCGGGCTGAGGCGGTTTGCATCCGCATGGGGGCCCGGGTCATCGACGGCCTCACCGGGGCCCCGGTGACCTTCACCCGGCAAACCGGAGGGGCTACCGCTTACTGGGTCGGCGAAAACAAGGAAATCACCGAAAGCGCCCTCTCCGTGGGCGAACTCAAGATGATCCCTAAAAAGGTGGCGGCTCTGACCAAGCTGAGCAACGAGCTGATCCGCATGTCCAGTCCCGGCGCCGAGGCCATGACTCGCCAGGACTTTGCCGTCGCCCTGGGCCTGGCCGTTGACCTGGCGACTCTGCGGGGCTCCGGTTCGGAAAACCAGCCCCTGGGGATCGCCAACACTCCTGGCATTAATACCGTAATCCTGGGAGATAATGGCGGGTTGCCGAATTTCGACACCTTCACCGACATGGAATACGAGGTGAGCGTGAATAACGCCCTCCGGGGCAACCTGGGATTCGTGTTCCATCCGGCGATTCGCCGCCTCCTCAAAAAGATGAAGATCGCCCAGTTCTCCACTGACGCCGCGGGCGAATATGTGATTGCCCCCTTCAGTGATGCCCAACTGGAAGCCTACCTGGGCTACAAGTTTGGCATGACCACCCAGACCCCGGTAAACCTGAAAAAGGGCGAAGCCACCAACTGCACCGAGATCTTCTTCGGCAACTGGGCGGAAGTGCTCATCGGCCAGTGGCTGGGGTTCGAAATCCTGGCCTCCAACGTGGCGGGGACCGCCTTCGCCAGCGACCAGACCTGGGTGCGCATCATCTCCCAGGTAGACATCGCCCTGCGCCATGCGGCCAGCATGTGCCTGTGCAGCGACGCCAAGATCGCGGCTTAACCTGATCACCCCATAGGGGCCGGCGAAGATCGGCCAACCCCGGCCCCGCTTTATAAGGAGAACGACCATGAAAGGCAACGAGAACATCAAGCACCCTATCGGGATCGACCCTCAGGGGATCACCGGCGCCGTGGCCCCCGGGACCACCGTGGAAGGTCCGGCGGTTGATTGTCGGGGCTTCGAGGAAGGCCTGGTGACCCTGCAACATGGGGCCGTCTCCGACGGCGGCACCCTGAGCTGCAAGGTGCAGGAATCCGCTACCGACGCCGACGAGGATTTCGATGACATCGAAGATGCGGCCTTCGCGAATGTAGCCGGCGGCGCCCTGGTGACCTCCGGGGTCTATGTCGGCCGCCTCAACCTGGCAGGCCGGAAACGGTATATCCGGGTGGTGGCCACGCTGGTGGGGGCAGAAGAAACCGCCCTGGTTTCCGCCCTGGTGACCCTGCATCAGGCGAGGGAGCTGCCGGTGTCCCAGGTTAACGCCCTGGCCTTTAACCTGAGCTGAGCCATGACCTTATATCGGGTCAGAGAAGGCTATGTGGTCCACCTGGAAAACAGGCAGACCTTATCCCCTGGGACCGTCTTTGAGCCTGACCAGAAGGTCCTGGAGAGCCAGGGCTGGAAAGTCGAACCGGTAAAGGAGGTCGAAGCGGTGCGAGAGGAACCGAAACCGGTAACCAGGGACGTGGAGGCTCCACCCCAGGACCGCACGATCAAGAAGCCTCCGGTGAAGAAATAAGCGCGAGAGGAAGCCGTGAACCTGACTTCCCTGGCCAAGGTGAAGATGCTGCTGGAGTTGACGGAGACGGACTGGGACGGCCTCATCAACGAAGTGATCGTTGCCGTGTCGGAGCGCTGCGCCTCCTACTGCAACCGGGATTTTGAAAACAAGTCCCGGGTGGAGTACCACGACGGCGGCGGGCGGTATCTCTATCTCATGGGTCTACCGGTGGCAGGGAGCATCACCTCCATTTACGGCTCGGACACCTGGGAGTGGGCGTTTGGCGACCTCATAAACGCTGACGCCTACTTTCTCCATGCATCCGGCATGGTGGGCTATCGCTACGGGGCCTGGCCCTATGGACCTAAAGCCCTGAAGGTGACTTACACCGGAGGGTATGACGCTTTTTACGAGGGAGAAGGCTCGCCCCCGGAGGGCTACAACCCGGTCCCCGACGACCTGGAGATGGCGGCCAGGACCCAGGTGGCCTACGACTTTAATCGGCGCAAGGACGTTGGCCTGGAGTCGGTAAGCTTCCCGGACGGCTCCATCCAGAAGGTCAACTCCGGGGAGTTTCTCCCCTCAGTCAAGGCGGTATTGAACCGGTATCGGATAAGACCTCATGGCTAAGAACCCGGTCATAACCCTGGACCAGATCATCAAACTCCTGTCGCCCAAGGTGGTGCAGGTGGTTAAAGGGCACTCTGTCCGGCTTTGGCAGCAAACGATAATCCGACACCTGACAGGGGGGACAACCTCCGATCGTCTTGGCCGGCGCAGCGGCACCCTGGCACGGTCCACCCGCCCTATTCCGGTAAAGATGGAGGGGAGCAAGGTGACGGGCGGCTTGTCCTTTGGGGCCGGATATGCCTGGACGCATATCGGCCCGGCGGGCAGCCAGGTGACCATCCGGCCCAAAAACAAGAAATTTCTGGCCATCCCGCTGGCGGCAGCCAAGACTGCGGCAGGGGTGGCTCGGGGCGGCCCCCTATCCGGTATCTGGGGCCCCACCTTTATCGCCAAAGGGATCATCTTCGGGTTTTCCGGGGGGACCAAGGCCAGCAAAAGCGCCAAGCCCATCCCCCTGTTTGTCCTGAAGCGATCGGTGGTGGTGCCCCGGCGGGTCCACCCCAAGGAGCACCTGCTGGACTGGGCCAAACCTAAATTTATGGCTGACCTGTCCCAGATCGTGAAGGTGGGTTGATGGCCGACACCATCAAAGTGCAGGCGATGCAGAAGTTGGCCGGGGTATTCGGAGCCGTTGCATGCATCGGCTCGGTGCACCGCTGGCAGGGCAGCCCCACGGACCTGGACCGGGTAAAGCTCCCGGCCCTGTTCTTCTGGGACGAGGATGAGACCCGGGACAAGCGCAACCGCCTGGCGATGGGAACGCTCAAGCTGTATGTTGCCGTGTTTTGCCGTCTTAGCCCTTCGGGAGCGGCATCATTCCCTGATGTTGCCGACAACCTCCAGGGCGCAATCCACAACGCCCTGCTCGGCACCAGCGAGCTTAAAGGGCTGGTGGAGAACCTCCAGGAGGAGCGGGTTTGGAAGGAGTTTCCCAACGACCAGTACGGGGTTCTCTTTATGAGTTTCACCTTAACCTATGCGCACGCCTGGGGCGATGCCTTTAGCACCACCTATTAAGGAGGGGTAAGCCATGCCAGTACCTGCAAGTGTTGAAAATTACACCGTCCCAGGGGGCGTCAAGCTCTGGTTCGATACCGGGAGCGGGGACCGGGATTTGGGAAATATTACGGAGGTGGACATCGAGGGCGGCACCGAGGAACTGGAGCACTTCAGCAACCGCTCCGGCAAGCGCTTGAAGGACAAGGTCATCGTCCTGGAAGAGAAGCTGACGCTCAAATTCAAGTTCGATGAGCCGGTAATCGAGAACCTGAAGTATTACTTCAAGGGCGGGAACATCGAGAACCTGATCCCCGGCGTCGCTTCCGTGCCTGACTTGAAACTTGCCCTCGCCGGGGCCGTCCTGCAGTCGGTAGGCCAATATTATGGTCTCTCCGGCGTCACGGTGCGGCAGTTCCTGGACAAGGTCTTCCTTTA